CCAAGGTGGCTGTCGAAACCAACAACCAGGGGATCGCGACGCAGTCCGAGCTCGAGCGCCACCTCGGCTATACGAACTTCTACGTCTGGCAATGGGAGGACTCCGTCCCGGGATCGAACCGCTTCACCCGCAAAGTCGGCTGGTATACGTCCAGGCGCACCAGGCCCATTCTCCTCACGCGCTACCACAAGGCGGTGTCGACCTTCGATCCTGTAACCGGAGAGCCGGACCTCGTGGTCAACTCGCAATTCACGATAGACGAGATGCGTGACTTCCAGACCGAGGGTCAGCTCTGGGAGGCCGAGGCTGGACCAGGCAGCAACGACGACTGCATCATGGCCGGAGCGATCGCCTACTTCATCGCGCAGCAGGAGTTCCACGAGGGTGGAGAGACGATATCGGAGCAGCGGCGCCGGCGGGCGTGGAACGAGCAGAGACGGAAGATCCTGACGGAGCGTCGTGGCCAGGCGAAGGACTTCATCAACACGGACGCGACGGCGGAGGAGATGCTAGGATACGATGGAGTCGAAGGAGACTTCGGTTCTGGATGGCCGTAAGGAGGATCATGCCAGAAGTCCCAGACGCGCACCTCATCGCTTTCTGCGACGGGAGCTATAAGAAGGTACGGCCCGTCGCGTGGAAGCATTCTCAGTGGATCCACTACACGCTCGACGACGGCTCCGTCGTCATGGTCAACCCGATGAACGTGAACTACATCCACCGGGGGATCGACGAGGCGAAGTACGAGGATCCGGACAAGCACAAGGTGGGGATCTAGGGAGGGGGCTAATGAGGGCAACGAGCCTAATGAGGATAACGATCCAGCTCACCGACGAGCTCGCCGCTCTCTACCAGAAGCGTGCCGACACACACGCCGTCCGCATCTCCTCGCTCCTGGCCGAGCAGCTCAAGCGCTTCGTGCACGTCGATCCCTACGATCGCATCATCGTCATCCCTTCGGCGCAGCGCGACGAGCTCGAGAGGATCCTCTCCGGAGGCGCCCTCGAGGACGCGGCCGATCTGGTCCTCAAGGTTGAGAAGCTCGCGTCGATACGGATCGGGGGCGTCTCTCTCGACTTCACCCCCGGGCAGAAGCGCGAGCTCAAGCGGCTCGCAGACCGGCAGGGGATCACGTACAAGGAGATCGTCGCGCGCACGGTGAAATCCATGGAAGAGCAGTTCTTCAGCTACGCGTACTGAGGGTAGAGATCAAGCATGCCCGTTCACGACTACGTCTGTGAGCCCTGCGACGTCATCCTCCCCGATCAGTACCATCCTCTGCTGTCCGCGATCCTCTGCTGTCCCAACTGCGGAGTCCCCTGCGACAAGTCCTGGCACCGCGACTCCCGGTCGCTGTTCCACGCGTTCACCGTCGACTACGGATCGGGTCCTACCGAGATCACCTCGCTCGGTCAGGTCCGTACGATCGAGCGCGAGTCGGAGAAGCACGCCCGCAACGATCCCAAGGGGCAACCTTACGTCTTCCGTGCGTTCTCTCAGGACCGCTCGAATCAGGACGTGAACACGCTGAAGTCCGAGGGTGTTCAGCAGCAAAAGCCTGCCAAGCGTTTCAACATCCGCAGATCCAGGAGTCCATTCTAAATGTCCATCGAAGGCCAAGCTCTTTCCTCCCCACTCGATCCGGACACCAACGAGTCCATTGGCCTCTCCTACGAGAACGAGGCCGCGGCGCTCCGGTGGGTCCATGCTGCGATTCGCGAGGGTGAAGCGATCCTTCGATCCGATCCGTCCTACGAGAAAATGGACAAGACGATCGACTACGTCCTTGGCAACCAGGCCGCCGGCAAGCGTCCCTCCTATCTCCCCGACGTCGTCATCAACCGGGTCAAAAAGGCGCTCAAGTCGCACGTCTCCGCCCTCACTGATCTTCGGCCCCTGTTCGCGTACAAGACCTATAACGAGGCGTACAAGACGCACGCGGATCTCCTGAATCAGCTCACCGTGCTGTGGTGGGTGAACACCTTCGCGGATCTCGATGTCGGAGACGCCCTCCGCTACTCGCTGACTCTCGCGACTGGCTACCTCGTCATCGACTACGATCCGAACCTCGGCCGCTACGGTGACGTCCGGCTCATCCCGAAAGATCCCCGGGACGTTCTCCCCTACCGCCCCTCCCGCGATCGCTCGGTCCAATCCTGGCAGGGTGTGATCATCCGTGAGGCTGTCTCCCTCAACGCTCTCAAGGCGCTTTACCCTGACAAGGCGCCCCTGCTCGACAAGACTCAGCACGTCATCCGGAAGTTCTCCGGCG